GTACACCCCCACGCNGTATGGGCGGGNTCACTATCCGAGTTAGTATGCCTGAACGTGAGCGGNCANAAATTCCGTGTGGGGTTAGACGACCTGCTTGTTGCGGATTACGACGAGCACGACTCGGCTGCCGTGGTGGGCGAGACACAGCGCATGGCTGAGGCGGCGCTCAATAGCGGGATTACGGGAGCGTTGGTACCTGATTACAGCCTTGGTGTTGGCGGGGACGTTGAAGTCCATATGATCGATGGAACCTGGAAACGTCTAGATACCATTTCTATCGGTGATATTGTCAAACATACAGAAAAGGTGCTCGGTGTAGTAAAAGAACAATGCAATACAACAATTGTATCATCGTCTGGTATACTCTTCTCGGACGCCCAACTTGTATACGATTCCTCTACGCATACGTGGAAGCGTACTGCGAATCTCTGGAATGAAGGACGGGTGAGCGGCTCCAAGATACTCTATAGTATTATTACTGAGAAGGCGGGTGCGATCTGTATTCGCAANGGNNAGGTTGTAGAATTTATACGTGATTACCGTGAAGNGCCTTTACCAGAAATGGAGTCTGCCTATGAGAAAGAATTTCTAATCGCACATTAAATATGCAGACGACTGGCTACGTCTTTTATCCAGACCCCGTACTACCCCTTTCGACGGTCAATTATTGCGCCCAAAGTTGCGATGTACTACAATTTCGTAAGCAACTGAACGACCGCTCATCCGCAGATTCGACCACATTTAGAGAAGGCAAAACCATCTTTTCCGCCTATTCAAATAATTACAATGTCTATACAGTGAGTTCAAGCGTGGTTACCTATACACCCCCTCCGGGTCAAGGCACACCGTTTCCTACATTTCGGTCACACGCCGACTATATTAAATACAAGCGTATGACAACTGTACTTACACAAAATTACCGCAGTGATACACAGACGTGAAAAAATTGAGATATGTGATTTTATTATTTGAAAGCGCATACAATGCCCGTTCAAGTAAATGCCTCCTACTATGCCGACAACCTGGTTGTACGAATCCTACCTACGCGTGGTCCAGGGGCGCGGAATCCTTACCATATTGCCCTACTACTAGATACCAGTGGAAGTATGGATGGAGAACCTCTAGCCGCCGTTATTCGTACCCTACATCTGCTGATTGACCGTATGGAGGAGATAGATATGCTTACGATTATTCAGTATGCTAGTACAGCATCCGTGGTTGTTAATGGTGCCAATATGAACCTCCGTGCCAAGACAGATATTCATCGTATTGTAGATCGCTTGACAGCGGACGGTGGTACAAATATGGAGGCGGCTATTGAAGAGCTCGGTGAAGTCGGTGAGTATGCACCGATTGACGCTGTCTTCCTAATGACCGACGGACATGTCAATATGGGAATTACGAACTCTACAGGATTGCTACGGCTGCTCTCGGCTCGTGTAGCTGCTGGCACGCCGATTAATACCCTTGGATTCGGCACATCGCATAACGCCGCAATGCTCCGTGATATGGCAGTAAAGAGCTGTGGCTCCTATACTTACGCCGATGCAACCGAACTTATTCCTGCCATTATTGGCGATATTGTTGGTGGTCTTATCGATCAGGTCGGTTCCAATGCCCGCCTGACGTCCTCTACGGGAGGTCACTGTCTTGAACTTGGTGTAGATGCCTCGCGTCCTGAAGTNTATAATGTTGGCTCGCTCATTGCGAATAAGCCACAGTGGGTTGTCTTTCGGGGTCANTGCGCACCNGTCCAGCTTATNTGGACGGAGGACGGAACTCGGCAAAGTTGTGTTGTTANACCGTCTCTAACCGGACTCGATATGATGGAGATGGAAGAGCAGGTCCAGCGGGTCCAACTTGTCCACACTATGACAAATGTATCTGAGATGCTTGCACGACGCGACTACACTGGTGCTATAAATCAACTTACCGCTGCAGAGCATCGTCTAGCTCTTTCACCGGCTGCTGGGCGCTCTTTCATTCTTCGTCTACAAGCCCAGGTCGACGAAATGCTTGATGATGTTCGTCGGCAACAGGAACCGATGGTGGACGAAGACGTTGAAATGCTAACCCGAATGGTAAGCAATGTAACGGCGCTCGGCACCCAGCACGGGTTCTTCCTCAGTCGTAATACAACAGCGCGGGATGCTGATGTATTATCCTCTCCCTTTAGCACGTCTCGTCAGCGGGAGGCTACCGTAAATATCACCCAGAATTTCCATGACCCTAACTAGATGGACGCCTCCGATACAATTCGTAAAAGGAAGGCGCAAGCAATTTATAATAATCAATATCAGACATTTGTAAAGAATAACGCCGGCGGCGATTGTGGAAAGTTAAGCACATCGTGCTGTTATACAACAAGCAGTTGTATCAAAAACTTCCCGTCATTTGAGAACAAGTACGATTATTACCATGGTATGAATGTCTGTGTCAGCACCTGTGCCGTTTCAGGTCCCATTCCTGAAAATGGCGGTAGCAAGTAACACTTTTTTCCTTATGTTTGGTTAAATGTCTCAGCCTGACTCTGTAATTTCAGAGAAACCCCAAGCAGATCGGCTCAAAGAATCAATTGCGGTTTTGAAGAAACTCACAGTTGATTTAGGTATTCCATATGTATCCCCCGAGGTCCAAGAACTCAAAGCACACTTTGATTTGTATATCAAAGACGGGATCTGCTGGAACGGAACTGTCAGTTTTGCCGCTTACGGTCGGATCGCTACGGTAAATCTACCTCGTGGATCAAAAAAACCTATTGAAGTAACATTGAAACAATTGCGAATACCTAAGTAATGACGTACGGCTGCGGGTTCATGACCTTGGTTGGCTCACCCTCCATCACCTCAATAGTAAACTCTGTCATATTTGCGTCGGCTGCCTTCAGTGCCGCAGTGACCTTATGCTTATAAGCAATCATAACTTCAAATGCATCGCTAACCGAATAGTGGATGTCATTGCCTGCGTGAAACTCGTTCACTAGCATACCTAGAATATAGACGTTCTTGTCGTAAAAGTAAAGGTCTAGATCGTGCTTGGCAAGATGGTCCCGTAGTACATTATAGCGGGGCTGGGCATCTTCCATAGGCTGTCGGTAGCCAAACATCGTAAAGGCGGTCTTTAGGCTAATTGGATATCCGATGTACATTGTGTTGTTACAAATTGATAATACATTTGATTTATTGTCAATTTTTTTGTAGTTAGTGTTTAGTTACTGAATAACATACCACCACGACCGCCGTATACCTTAAAAATATTCCATATTGTCACGTACGCATAAACATTTAAATTTGGCGGTGCGCCACCGCCTCTTGCCTTATTGAGTGTTAAATACAGTTCTTTACGAGCAATTTTATCCCAATTTGCTACACCTTTCGGTACGTACTCTAACCGGTCGTTCTTTTGACCGAACGCGTAGGCGTAAATATAACGATCTATACACGCCGATTTTACAAAATACTGCGACGGAACAACGGAACGGAAGAAACTACCACCATCGTGAACGAAACGCTCATACGAATTATAATGTAGCGCGGCGCCGGCTAAGGGCTCAGAATACGCATTATAGAATCCAGGTTGAATTTGCCAGTTGGTGTCCTTTGTTGGCAAAAGAATGGCATTCGGCCACCACGGAATCGTACACGGATTGGTCGGCGCTGGTTGTGTGCCGACCGGTTGGGGTGGAAGTACCGGATACAAATCCCGTGTAAATAGAAAAAACGCATTATACAAGGCTGCCTCAGGTCGCTGTAATACCCATAAAAGTTCCTTTGTAGGATTTGAATACGGTACGTCCAAATGAAATTCGGTTTGTCCCAACGTTTGCTCGACAGGAATCGCAAAATGTTGTTGGACTTGATACGTAATTTCGGCACTTCGAAAGGCAATTGCCTCCTGCTCTTCTAACGAAATATACTCAATCATAGCATAGGCGGCAATCGGAGAAAATCTCAGCGGTATATTTACATTTGGTACAAGTCCACCGGTCACCGGCGTAGTCCCCATATTCGCATTCATTGTATATACCGGTCCTGTTGGTCCGATTGGGGGATTTATCTGCCAAAACGGTGACCCTGTGAATTGGACCATTGGATTGAAGGGAGATGTATAGGCAGGTGTATTTGCGAGCCCAATTGTCAGTGGATTCGCTCGTGCCTCTGTATAGACTAATTGGTTGATTGGACGAAAGGTCACATGAATACGCACACCGTCATTTGCGAGCGCCTGAATCGGTAACGCGTGCGAATGGACGCCTGGCTTTGAAAACCAAAATGGAATCGGTATATATACTTTTGTAGGGCTCGGAGTTAAATACGTCGTACTTTGATAGCCATTTGCGGTACGTTTAATCATAAAATTCTTTGCTAGCGCAGATTCGGTAGTTTCGTTGAGTTCATCTAGGATTTCTAACAATCGACTATCAAATGTCTCGACGATTTGTCCGCCGATTTCCAACTCTATCTGCTGAATAAGTGCGTGCCCTAGGCTGTTTGTCCAACCAAACAGCGGTCCTAAGAAATTTCCTAGGTTATTAGGGTCAATGGTCTGGATACTGTAATCTTGGTTGGCAGCACGAATTGCGGCAAGTTGGGGAGCGTAAATATCTGGCATCTCGACCACAATTGTAATTCCATTGACAAGTTCTCCAATCATAGGCACCGTAAGAGAGACACGCTGACCGAACTCGGGCGCACCATCAAACTCAACTTTATTCCATTGCGCCGCCCAACGTGTCGTTTTATTGATTACGTGAACGAACTGGTGAATATCTGGATTGCCCTTTGTAGCCATAAGGCGCGCGTCGGCGAGCCCTGTACTTACAAGGGTTAGGCTATTTGCGGGTGTAGCAGCCATCCTATTCTTGATCTATGTGTCTAATTTAGATGCTTTGGGGTTGGCGTATCAAACATGATAGTATCTCCTGAGTTGATAATATCAGGTATATATGTTGTAAAGCTACTCTGATTTGGAGCCTCGATATTCATCCAAGTATACTCACGGGGAAAGATTTGGTTCAGTTCCTGTTGATATTCATAGATGAACCAATCCTTCACATAGTGAGCCTTGAATTCTTTATTAACTTCAATCGTATTATGGATGCGCCGATTTACACGAATAAGAATTGGCTTTGTAGTGAGTTGATG